AATTAACAAAAGTTTAACATTCAAAACTTGGTGTTTATCGTATTTTTTTGTATATTATCAGAGTAATAAAACAATAGATTAGTTATAATGAATCACTATGAAAAAGTTACACTACGAACATTGGAAGGCAATTAAAGAAATGATAAACGATAGGTATACATGGTCACACTATGATAAATCCGGTGTCAAACATTTGTGTAAGGTAGAGTATTATACAGAGGGTGGAGTTCGGATGAATGGTGATTCACGTATTCGACTGAGGTTCAAAGGAATAGATACACCACTTAAAGACTACGATTTGTGTACAAAGACAATTAATAGTCAGATATGGGATATTTTGAGGATTGGATACGATAGATACCTAAGAAGTAATAAACGAAAGAACCATCTATTGGATGTTCTTAATAAATCAAAAGGAAGATGATGAATATAAGTAAATGGCTTAAACACTTATCATTTTGGCATAATAAGTCAGATGATGAATGTATTGAACTGGCAACAAATGAATATGGTGTAGACGCTGAACAGGCTCTAAAAAATATACTTGAACGAGATTTCTGTACAAGTATTAATAATAATGTTGTAGAAGAACTATTAAATCAAAAGGAAGATGAGTAAAATACTATCTTATGAAGAAAAGGCCGGAGTTCTTAAAGAAAATGGTTGGGAAACTTGGTATCACTATGATAACTGGATAAAAAGGGAGTGGTATACTCAAGGTAAAAAAATTGATATGATGGGAATATCAACCGACTCGGCCTATAAATCCTATCTTTATGAATCAAAATTAATAAGAAGAAAAAAAGAAGGATTAAGTAAAGATGAGAAAGCATTTCTTGATAGATTTAAACAAAACAAAGATGAGTAAAGTAATTGTACCAAATCTAAAATTTGACCCTAATGAATTTGAATTAGAAGGTGAAATAGTAGATAATGTAAAACAAAAATGTTTAGATGGTTCTATATTTGAATATTACTTAGTAAAAACAAAATACGGAATCAATAAGTATATTAAAGAAGAAATTAAACCTAAAGAAAAATGAGTAACGAAAAAAAATACACAATCAAAAAAACACTCCGAGAAACAAACGTTCAAGTAGTTCTAAATGATACTATGGGTGTTGTTGCGTATTTCACCTTTGATGAGGCAATAAGGATGTGTCAATTATTAAATGCCAATTCGGATAGTAATTGTAGATATGAAGTTGTATGGGTGAATTAGAACAAATCGAATTGATTCTTATCGAAGCTCAAGCCTTTGGTCTAAGACAAGAGGTTGAACAATCGGCGAATAAGTACCAAATGGAACACAAAGGTAGTTCAAGATTACGTGCTATTAGCTGGGCATTTGATGAATGGATTAAATAGTTACAAATTTTAACAAAATTTTAACATTATCACACTTCTTTTTCTCACATTTTTTTTGTATATTAGTAGTACACAATTGGATAAACGATATGAATTATAAAAAACGAGTATTATCTCACATAGGAACATTCATAACTGTAACAAGTTTGGCTATCATGTTTAATATATCATTGTTTGGAAATGGTAGTCAAAAGGATTTTATGTATGCACTTTCTGCTTTATTAATCGGAAATTTCATGTACAAATCTAATGAAAAAACGTGAAAAATACTGAACAAATAATATTCTGTTTTTTTTGACAAAATAGTTGTATTGTTTATAAAAATTTTGTATATTTATTCTAAATTTAAATCTGTTCAAAAATAGGACAACATATGAAACAAGTATTCACATTTTTACTACTACTAATGGCATTTACATCAATCGGCCAAGGTAAATTAACATTTGTTAAGACATTATCAACCGAAAATGTTACATCTATTGCACCATCGATGAAATATAGCACTGAAATCGTATCATATGATGGTGATTTTATAAAATTGGTGATTTCTATAGAAACAAATACCAATGAAAGTATATTAAGACAACTATATAAGGTTGGTAGATACAATGTATCTATTGAAAATGGTGCTATTTCTCTTATTAATATAAATAAAGATATATATATCAAGGGTGAAAAACTTTTAGAGGACATCCTGTTAGAAATAAAAGTTCCAATCGGTTTAGAATTACAGATTGATGTGGACGAATTACTTAACTAATACATTTATTATGAAAATTTTCAAGTTTATAACTGAATCTCTTAGACAAATTACTCAATTAGCAATATTTTCAATCCTTTTACTCACATCTATAATAATTTATATATCAACATACCCAACTGATAGACAACCAATACCTGATGAATTTGATATTCATATGCACGTAACCAATGATACGGTTATGTATACCACTAAAATAGATACTCAATTGGTATACGCCGGTAGATATGATACAATTCCTACCGAAATTCCTAAGAAAAACATCAAGTTATCGAAATATTTATCTAATGGAGCTCCACGAAATCGAACTTGGTTGACTTACAAAGAATGGAAAGGTAGTCATTGTAAGTCATTTAAACAACGTAAAGCGTTCAAAGAGTGGAAATCTCATCAAATAGATAGTTTTATTAACTATATGTCATTTGCCGCGGTGGTTGAATCAATAATATTTCCAGATATTCCACCAGAACTTATCGTTGCTCAATCAATTTTAGAGTCAAATTTCGGTAAATCACGATTAGCATCAGAGGCAAACAACTTTTTTGGCCATAAATACAATGGAAGTAACAAACATTTATTCGTTGTTGCCGCCGATGATACACCAAATGACCGATTTACGAAGTATCGCTCACTCTGGTTCTCAATTCGTGGACATAGTAAAATACTAATGAATCGTTATAGAAAGAGAATCAAAGGTGAACCAAACCTAAATAATTGGTTATATGCCCTATGTGGTGGTTTAACAGTTGAACAAAGTAAAAAATGGAGGGCTAGAGGTAACTCGGTATATGCTACATCGTGTATGACAGATGTATGTTACTCTCAAAAACTAAGAAGTATTATAAATATTTATTCATTAACAGAACGTTGTTCTAATTTTACAAAAATAGGAAATGTATGAAACAAACAGTAACTTACCACGAAATCACTCAGAAATTGAGGGATTTTTTTTTATCTAAAGGGTATGTAGAAGTACCTTCACAAAGTAGAAAATCAATTTTAGCGGCATGTGAGAACCCACATTCAGTTGCGACATTTACATACGATGGTGTGGTTTGGCCTTTACCACAAACGGGTCAGATGTGGTTAGAGTATGAACTACTCAAGAATCCAGATTGGAAAGGGTGTTTCTGTGTATCGACATCTTACAGAAATGAGAAAGACCCAATTCCTGGTAGACATGAAAAGATTTTCCCTATGTTTGAGTTTGAGTCAAAAGGTAATTTTGATGATTTAAGAAAGCTTAACATTGAATTAACAGAATACTTAGGATTTGATACACCTAAACAAATTGACTATGATACAACAAGTGAGAGATATGCCGCACCTATCTTAGAGGATGAACACGAATCAAGAATGTGGCAAGAGTTGGGTCATTCAATATCATTGGAAACATTTCCTATTAGAACATCACCATTTTGGAATATGAAGTATATTGGTGATGGTAAATTCAACAAATGTGATATCATACTATTTGGACAAGAAACATTTGGAACTGCTGAACGTAGTTGTAGTGCTGAAGAGATGAGAAACTTTTTCTATACCATTATGGACGGAACATATTGTGAGAAACTATTTGAACTGTTTGGTAAAGAAAGAGTAGAGGCAGAGTTAGAAGAGTTCCTATCATATGATTTCTTCCCACGATTTGGTGGTGGTATAGGTCTAACAAGATTAGGAAGAGCATGGGAAATGTTAAAGGAAGAAAAACAACCTGAGTTGGTGTAAATGATGTATATTAAAATCAGTATCATATAATGTGGTACTGATTTTTTCACTTAAATAAATTAGTTATGGGATACAATAAATTCAGATGGTGGACAAATGGTAGACATAAAAAAGTATTACCTGCATCAGAACCACTATTACTTAGAATCAAAAATGGTGATTTTGAATATTCACCATACTTTAAAGAGGGTTATGATAATTTAAAGTTAGCAAAAGATATCTATGATAAAACCCTAAAAACATCAAACGCTGTAAACAGACATAGAGAGGCATTTGATGCCAGTAAAATGAAACGAGTTAAATATCTAAGGTTGATGGAAGAGGCTGATTTTCACGAAACCAAACGACTGGTATTGCTACGTAAGGCTCTAACAAAAGAATTTGGTAAAGACTATTGGGATGAAGCCATGAAACGTCAGAGGGGTAAAGGAACGACTGAGGATTTATATTGGTGGTATAAGAAAAAAAGTAAGATGGGTACTACACCATCTGAGATTAAATTACAATTAAGATAAATTATGGTAACAGACGAATTAAACGAATTATCAGATGAAGAGTTGTTTGATATGTTAGATAAAAAATCTGCTCAATTAAAGGAATCAGCTAAACCTTTAATGTCGTATCAAACCAAAAGGTATGCCGCTATATCAACTTTGATTAATAGTGGTGAACTTAGTGATGAGATAATTGATAAGGCACACGATATCGGAAAAGATAATGAAAGGGAATTTTTTAAAAAGATAGATGGTGATTGAATAAACATAACAGAAACTTAACTTATGGTTAACACTAAATCGTGATTCATTAAAAATATTTTTATATTTAGTATTGAATTAAAAGTTTATAAAAATAAACGTTATGATAAAATGTATATTACTAATATTTTTTCCGATAATTCTAATTGGTCAAGAGTTTCAAAGTTGGAATACATTTAACATTAAAGGAAAACTTGGTGATAAATGGGAATTGGCAGCAGAGCCTGAGTTACGATATTCACTTGATGATATAGAGTATTTTCACTTTGATATTGGTGTTGTTTATAAAGTAATTGATAACCTAAAAGTTGGGTTATACTATAGGGAAATCTTTGAAAACAAATCTAATATGAGAGTACATGAAATGAGGCCCCATATTGATGTATTCTATAAATTTAACAAGTTCTTTAAGGTAAGAGTCAGAAACGAATATCAGATAAAACAAATATCTGAGAATGTTTGGCGTATACGATTTAGACCTACATTTACATACAAGATACATGAACTATTCCAACCATACATCCAAACTGAACCTTTTTTTACGGTAAACGGATTTATTAGAAACCGATTAAACGTAGGTATTGGTTTAGTACATAAAAAAATGTGGTTCAAACCTGGATATCAACTTCAAACAGATTTAAAAAATGGCAATGTATCACAAATACATACCTTATGGATTAATATAGGAATTAAATTATGAAATCGTTAATAAAATTAGTTTTTGGAAAAAAGTATTCGTACCCAGCTCCATTAAAAGTAACAGCAAAGGATAAGACATTTATTTGGACTTTGTTAATTGGATTCATTGTATCAATGGTAGTAGTTCCATACCCATCTATTGCGATGTGGGTTGGGTTTATTTTTGCAGGTTATGCCGCAATTGCGAATGATAGTATACAAACAATAGGTACATTTATAGCCAGTAATTCTGATAAAAAATGGTATTGGTTGTGGTTATTTTTGGGTTCTATCTTTGTAGCTACTGTAGGTTATAGTTGGGTAGTTTATGGTGGAGATGTAACACATCAACGTTTATCTGCAAAAGGATTTGAAGTTGCACCTACATCTTTTCATTATTTACAATTAATAGCACCATTACTACTATTGATGTTAACACGATTGAAAATGCCTGTATCAACAACATTCCTATTATTGAGTTCGTTTGCAACAACAAGTGGTATCGGTAGTGCTCTATTTAAATCATTATCTGGATATGTACTTGCATTTGTATTAGGATTTTTAGTATTTATAATCATATCCAAACTAACAGTAAGGTGTTTAAAAGATAAAGCATCGGAATGGTGGACTCCGATTCAATGGAGTGTTTCAGGTCTGTTATGGTCTATATGGTTAATGCAAGATGCCGCAAACATAGCGGTGTATCTACCAAGAAGTCTAAACGTTTTTGAATTTCTAGCATTTACATCCATAATAGTAATTGGACTTGGTGTATTGTTGTGGAAACGTGGTGGTAAGATACAACAACTTGTAACTGAAAAATCAATAGTTACAGATGTAAGGGCCGCAACCATGATAGATTTTTTATATTGTATAATATTATTTTACTTCAAACTATATTCTAAAGTTCCTATGAGTACAACTTGGGTTTTTATTGGATTACTTGGTGGTAGAGAAGTGGCTATGGCAGTATGGAAATCTGCAAATAATGGGTTTATGGGAACATTAAAGTTAGTTAGTAAAGATGTATTATACGCTGGTATAGGATTAACCGTATCTATACTTATAGCGGTTATGGTCAATGATAATGTTAGTTTATCAGATATCAGTATTCAGTTCACCAACCAATTAAACAAACTTATCAAACTTTAAGAAAATTTTAACACTTTAAATTTTGATTTTTGTAATTATATTTGTATATTTAAGTATTAGTTATTTGAAATCATTGGGGATGACTGGAATTGACAGGTTGATGGAAGTTCTAAGTTCAGTATGGGTGATGACCTACATCAAACTTTTAAGTGGCAACACTTCTTATGCAATGGCTGCCTAATTAGGTAAGTATTGTACACCATATCATTGAGTATGCTTGTAGATGGGTTAGGTGTAAAAGGAAGCAGATGGTATGATAAGGTAATGATAGAAAACCGTTAAACATCCTATTGTTTATTAATCCTATCAGTTTTGGAAGTTTAGAAAAACTTATCCTAATACTGTAAAAGACTTATTATGGAAACATCTCTGGACGTGGGTTCGACTCCCACCATCTCCACCACCATTGATAGCTTAATAAAATATAAATTAAAATTTGGATAATTAAAATAATTTTTGTATATTTAATAAAATGAATTGGGATTCTGTAAATATAAGTGATAAAATACAATGGTTAAAGAGTGTTGTAATGAACTCTACACATTATGTATCGGATGATGAACATATATTAAATGCACTTATTACAGGTTCTACTAATACTTTTAGTGGTGATATTGGATTTGATATACAATCACATCATATAGAGTTTATGAGAAAATTATGGGATAAGCATATAAAAACGCAAAAAGATAATACAATCATACACAAAATGCGAAAGAGGAGTTAAGAGAAACTCGCTACACATCCAGTGTAGAGAAGTTGGGGCAGTTCCAACCTTTCGCTCAAATGCGGGAAAAGAGTTAAGAGAAACTCGTTGTACATCCAGTACAAAGATGGTGGGGCAGTTCCACCTTCCCGCTCTAAATAATTTAATATATTGAATTTAATATCAACACATCCAATTAAAAAATCCGACTTAGGATTTCACTCAAACCTATTCGGTGGAAAGTTATTGGCTTGGTTAGATGCTGCAGGAGCTGCCTATGCAATGGAAGTTACTGATACTCCACGAATCGTTACTATTAAAATAGATGAATGTATTTTTAAGAAACCTGCACGAGAGGGCCAGTTGATTAAAATCTATGGGTCTGTTTTTGATATAGGTACTACATCCCTTACTTTATACTTAGAGGCTAGGGCACATAACGTATACTCTGGCACTCAAACCACAGTATTATCAACTAAAATAAAATTTGTTAGGATTGATGAAAACAATGACCCTATCCCAATTTCAGAGCGAGTTAAAAACAAGTATCGTGATGAGATTGAAAAAAACAAATCTTAACAAACGTTAACAAACTTTAACAAAATCTTAACATTTAAAGCTTGACTTTTTGACTAAAATGTATTATCTTAGTAATGTAAGGTTGATATAGAGATAATATCATATTCATTAAACGATAAAAATTATATAGTATGTCAAAAAACAAATATTCTAACTTTTGGATTGGTGATAATTTCTTTGATTCAGATAGATTTGATGATGAGAATATCAATAAGACAGATGTTATGGCACTGGCTTCTTGTAAGAGGGCTGTAAAAAACTTCGTTAACATAGTTACCAATAAGGACATCAAAGTTAAGTTTACTACGGCTGGTGATTCTCATACAGATGGTAAGTATGTTACAATATCATCCAAAGTAACCGATAGTGATTTTGACCCTATTGTTGGGTTAGCTCTTCACGAGGGGTCTCACATCAAACTTACTGATTTTGATGTCTTGAAATCTATGATAGGGGCTAGGTTTGATGACTTGGGTAATTGTTCAAGTGAGTATTTTATGTTGTCTTATGATTACTGTAAATCTTTAATAAATAAACATAGTTCAATTGATGAAATGTGGGATTCTATGTATTACATCACAAGTAAAGTTAAGGATTTACTTAATGTGATTGAAGACAGACGTATTGACAATTACATTTATACTACCGCTCCTGGTTACAAAGGTTACTACCACTCAATGTATGAGAAGTATTTCAATGCTAAAATCATTGACAGAGGACTTAAATCAAGTGAGTATAGAGAAAATACTTGGGACTCTTATATGTTTCGTATCATCAACTTGACTAACAAAAATAGAGACTTGGATGCGTTACCTGTGTTAAGACAAGTTTGGAACTTGATTGACTTAAAGAATATATCAAGACTAAAAAATACTACTGAGGTATTGACTCTGGCTTTTGAGATTTTCAAATTGATTGAGGATACTGTTCCGGCTTCAAAATCTGATAGTAAGGAACGTGGTGAGAGTGAACAACAAGAGACTGAGGATGAATCTAACGACAATAGTGGTAATGGTTCTCAAGGTGGTGACTCAGATGGTGATGGTGAATCTAAAAATGATTCTCAAGGTGGTGACTATACAGATGGTGACGCAGAGGGTGAAGAATCAAATGGTAATAAAACATCCAAAGGTAATGGTAGTCTTAGTGACAGACAACGTAATCAATTAGAAAAAGCCATCAAGAAACAAAAAGAGTTTGGTAATGGTGAAATCAAAAAGAAACGTATTTCCAAAAAAGATAATGCTGATGTAGAAACTATATCTGAATCTGGTGTTGACCAACGGATAGCAGGTAAAGATTATACACATTACAATAATTCAGATAAAATCACAAAAACAAAAGTAACAGTAATTAAAAAGCTGACTAAAAAATTATGTGAATCTCGAATATTTGATAGTATATTATGTAGACCTACAAGTTGGCAATTGAATTGTAACTCAGAAGCCGTTTCTAAGGGTGTTCAACTTGGAACTATTTTAGGTAAAAGATTAAAAGTTAGGTCTGAGGAACGTACCTTAGTTACTCCACGAATGAAATCAGGTAGAATATCAGGTAGGTTAATTCACGAACTTGGTATGGGTAATACAGATATATTTGATAACTTGATAATAAATAAACATAGACCGGCGTTGATACATATTTCGGTTGACGCTAGTGGTTCAATGGGTGGGGAGTTGTTTACAAAAACACAAACAGCAGTTGTTGCAATCGCTAAGGCGGCATCAATGACACCAAATATGGATGTAGTAATCTCATATAGAAGTTGTCACGAATCAAATAGGAATAGCACACCATTGGTATTGATAGCTTATGATTCTCGTATTGATAAGTTTAGTAAAATTACAAGTTTATTTAAATATTTAAGAGCTGGTGGAACTACACCTGAGGGTTTATGTTTTGAGGCTATATTGGATGAAATCACTAAAGGTGACCCAAGTACAGATAGATACTTTATTAACTTCTCAGATGGAATGCCCTGTTACAGTAGTAAAGAAATATATTACAATGGACATCAGGCTATAGAGCACACTTCAAGACAGATTAAGAAAATCAGACAAAGTGGTATTAAAGTTTTATCATATTTCATATCAAGTTACTACAGTTCAGATACAACTTTGGCTAATTTTAAAACTATGTATGGTAACTCATCACAAGTGATAAACATTACAAGTATGATACCATTGGCTAAATCATTGAATAAAATGTTTGAATAAAATATTAACAAACTTTAACAAAACCTTAACACTTTAGGGCTTGACTTTTTGGATATAATGTCGTATCTTAGTATTGTAAGTTGTTGAGGTGGTAAGAATTGAAAATTTTAAACATCTATTATTAAATAAAAATTATATATTATGGCAAAGTCTCAAAGATTTGTATTTTTAACAGTTGAACGAAATGATAATAAAGAATTGTTTTTAGTAGACTCCGCAGGTTCTAAGTTTTTCGTACCTGAAATAAACGAAAAGGGTACTTCACTTTATAAACGTGCAGTATCAGCTTCTAATAATCCATCTAAATGGTGTTTCAAGGCTCGTATAAGTGGTAATCTAACAAGTGGTACTTTAATGTTTTCTAAAGTTCCTGCTGAGAAGTTTAGTGGGGCTGAGCCTGTTACTAACTTCAATAAACCAAATGGTGGTTTGGAACAATATTCAGTTAATGTAACACCAACTCAATCTACAGATAGTGTTACTCCACCAGCTCCAGAAGAGTTGCTAAACTTTATTCACTCAGAGTCTAACGAACTAAAACCACAGATGTTATTTATGACAGATTTGAAATGGAAATATTTGATTCGTAACATCCTTAGAGGTAAGAACATTATGATGACTGGCCCCGCTGGTTGTGGTAAGACTATGGCGGCCAAAGCGGCGGCCAATTGTTTGGATGGTTACAATATGGAAATATTCAATCTTGGTTCAACTCAAGACCCACGTATTACATTGATTGGTAATACTCAGTTTGATACTAAAAAAGGAACTGTATTTAATCCATCACCATTCGTAAAAGCAATACAGACTCCAAATACAGTTATCGTTTTGGATGAGTTGACTCGGGCACATCCTGAAGCTCATAACATCTTAATGTCTGTTTTAGATAGTGGACAAAGATACTTGAGACTTGATGAGGCTTCCGATTCACCAATAGTAAAAGTGGCCGATGGTGTTTCGTTTATCGCTTCGGCTAACATTGGTAATGAATATACGGCCACTCGTCAATTGGATAGAGCGATTGTTGACCGTTTCACAATCATTGAAATGGATACTCTTAATATGGATGAGGAACATTCACTACTTAGTATGATGTACCCATCTGTTGATAGTTCACTTTTACAATCTGTGGCTGAGATAACCTCAATGACTCGTAGTGAGGTTAAAAAAGAAACTCCACAACTTACGAACTCAATATCAACTCGTTCAGCAGTAGAGATTGGTTCACTACTTTATGATGGGTTTAGTCTTGAAGAGGCCGCTGAAATAACAGTTTATCCATTATTTGATGAGGCTGGTGGAGCTGAATCTGAGAGAGTTTACATCAAACAGTTTGTACAAAAATTCATTGATAATAATACTAATGATGACTTGTTCAATACAAATGATGGTGATTTAGAAAATCCTTTTAATAATTAGATGTATATATGGTAGGCCCCATATTGGGGTTTACCTTTTTTTTAAATTAAATATAATGTAATGGATAGTGTAGATGCAAAGAACATAACCAAAATGGTAATAGAAACTCTTGATGAAGAGGGTGTCTTAGATAACAAATTTTTTGATGAACATAAATTCAGAAGTAGATGTTACAAAACTTTGATATCATCTGATATTAATGTAAAGGACTACGAAAAAATATTGGATTTGGCTATGTACATAGCTGATAGTATCGTAGTTGATAATATCAATTCTACTTTTAAAGGGTTAATAAACAAAGGTATTTTATCAGAAACCGAAAATGATTCTGGTGATATTTCATATAAATTAAATAATTAAACTTTAAAAAAATGGTTGAAAAAAACTTATCTGATGAGCAGATACAAAAAGAAATCGAACAATTGACACATCAAGCTCTTGAAGAGTTAGATAAAGGTTCTTATTGGGTTGAAATGGATGAAGATTATTTCAATGAATTAAGGGAACGTTTTGAAAAAGGGCCCGATGAAATTGGCCCACGACAGTTTAAAACGTACATAAACAACGATTTACCAATATATATGATTGTTATACCAGCAGGTAAACAACATAATGGTGATGAAAGCGTACAATACTTTCATACAATTGTTGAGGATTTAGAATTAGGTGAATGTAATGGTTCATATGGATTGATTACAGAAACTGAATTAGAGAACAAATATAATATTATTTATTTTAACTAAAACATTATTATGGCATATTACATAGCAAAAGTAAAGGTAGTTGTTTCAGATAACAACGGTAAACAAAAAAAGAATGTAGAACAGTATTTGGTAAACGCAGTATCGGTTACTGATGCAGAAACTAAGATTCACGAGGACTTTAAAAACACAGTCATTGACTTTGAAGTTTCATCGGTTTCAGAAACTAAAATTATAAAAGTTATTTAATCGGAGTAATCAATGAATTATATGACAGGCTCAATTGTTATATTATCTGTTTTTAATAAATTAAAAGTAGGCAAAGTTATAGATAAGTCACCAAACAAAGGTGGCTTTATCTATTCGATAAAAACTGAAGATGGTAAAATATATGATGATGTTTGTGTTAACGATACAAGCAACAGTATATTTATTCATTCAAGTATTACAAAATCATTTCTAAAATCACATGAAGGTGGAAATAACAAAGAATAAGTTAACAAGAATTAAGAAAAAAGTTTTGAAAGAATATCCAAAGGCTAAATGTATGATGCGTAATGGTGGGTATTATATATGGGATGGTTCTGATGATTACATACAGAACGAATATATGATACCATTACAACGTAGTTCAGCTATGGCTTGGTATTGGTTCAATGAAATAAACAAAACTAATACTAACATCCAACGAACTCATCCTAATAGAATGTGTTTGGATACATTCAACAAAAAGTTTGAAAGAATATCAAATCGTAATAAGAAAAAGTAATCACATTTAATAACATTTATTTCAATATTTATTTGTAGATTATTTAACTTAAAATATAAACAATGGCACGTAGAAAAAATTTCAAAGGTTCTGTAAATCACATACATGCAGTACCATCGGATATTAAGAAGAAACAAAACAAATTTGGTAAGAACTATTCAAGTATAGATTTTGGAATGTCTGATAGTATTAATGAATTCAATTATAGGGATAAATCTTTGCCAATCGGCTCACTTAAAATAGGTAACCTAGAAACTGAACTTACTTCTCACGAATGTAATAGAATAATATCAACACTTGAAAACGCATTATCAATTCACGATACGAAAATAAAGTTGGGTATAAAGTAGTATAATGGAACTCGGTACATTTTTAGTCAACGTATATAAGCGTGCGGTTGATAATATGGTATCTGATTATACCAAGGCAAGTCCTATTACTAATAATCAAGTGTACTATTTAGAAAAAACTATTATTAGTACATTCTTTAAATCAGAAATTAATGCTAATGATGAGTATATCACTAAGATGTTACGCCGGTTAAAATTGATACGGTTAACACTTCAGACAGATTCACTAAAATTAGGATTTGAAACTGTGTATCTTAAACACTTTATTAATTTATGTGATGAGTATATTAAGACTGAAAAACGAGTTTTACCAATGGGAGTATTAAAAATACTTAACATTATTTACAAAAGAAAAGGGGATATATTAGATATTTATAGAAAATAGATGTAGACTATGAGTATAAAAGAACCATTTATAAGTGATATCATTAAAATATTATCTGATGATGCAGATTATGAATCACAATTACAATCTTTAAAACTGTACATATTGGAAAATAAAGATTATTTTAAACAATTTATTAATGGTGCTGATGTAACTTGGTTAACTAAAGTTATTTATAGTCTAATTAAAAACAAACATTAAGTATGAGTATGGTTGATAATGATTTTTGGGATAAAGATGAATTTGAATTTTTTAATCAATTAGATGATAGCTCTAAACTGTTGTATATATACGACTTAATGATATCTGATTTTGATGATGAATTCATGTGGGGTGATGGTTTACAATCCGAAATATGGGATGAGATGGATTATGAAGTTGCTAACCAAGATACTTCATTATTTAAGCGTATTAAGATAACGGCTGAAACTTTAGATGATATTAAGGACATAGTAGATATGATGATGATGAATGGTTTAATTGTGACTGATAGTAATCTGAATATCACAACTGAAAATGTAGAAATGACATACACTCTACTATCTAAATCAAATCCAATATGTGTAAACTAACAATATGTCATCTATGATATGACATTTTGTCATATATTTTGGGTTGGTATACTAATTGATTAATAGTAAGTATAAATTATTTTAAAACTAAAAAAGAGTATATTATGCTATTAACAAGAACGTACAACAACGATTTTTTAAATGATGTATTTGATACATTTTTAAACTTACCAAAAGAATTCTCAAATGATTATCAGATTGATGGTGATACCATAAAGATGGAATATGAAGTACCAGGTTTATGTAAAAAAGATTTTACCATTACAGCCGATGGTTCTGTTTTAACAATCGATGGTAAATCAGATAACAGAACCTTTAGTAAAAAATTTAGAGTTAATAAAGATTTCGATATATCTAAAACTGAAGCTACTGTTAAAAATGGTGTATTGAATTTAACTATTCCAAAATTTGAAGAAAAGAAACGTAAGGTTATTGAAATTAATGTTAAGTGATGTTTAATAAAGAAGTTATAGAATCAGGTAATAAGTTATATTTAGTCATTAGAAAGATTCATATGCAACACAATCCAATAGTTAATAATTGGAAAGAACATCTAAGAGCAGATAGAGTCTTTAAGAGAGAACCTTACTTTTATTTTGTAAAAGACATTATAGATTTAGAACCTAATTAATTTTAACAATATCTTAACATAAGGAGGCTTGGAAAAGTCTCCTTTTTTTATTATCTTTACTATATAAAGAATATATAACTAAACATATTAATATGACGAATTTAGGATACGCATGTATTAACATGACGTTGGGTAAACAAAAACCCAAAATTACCACCAATCGTAGTATGATTAAACGAACCTTTTTAGAAAGAGGTATTTCATATGCGTCTGAGTTAGGTATACAAAATGTTAGAGATTTGATAGAGATTATCAAATGGAATCATCAGAATGATATTAACTTTTTTAGGATATCATCTAATATGTTTCCTTGGGCATCTGAGTACAAATTATCAGATATGCCACATTACCATCGTATCAGGAATTTATTGATTGGTGCAGGTAACTTAGCTAAGAAGTATAATCAACGTATAACGGCTCATCCTGGTCCGTTTAATGTATTGGTATCGCCTAATGAAAAAGTTGTTCAGAATACGATTACAGACCTTTCTATACATGGTGAGGTCTTTGATATGATGGGGTTATCACGTACACCTTATAACAAATTAAATATTCATTGTAATGGTGTCTATGGTGATAAAAAATCTGCAATGGATAGATTCTGTAAAAACTTTGAAAGACTTCCACATTCAGTACAATCTCGTCTTACTGTAGAGAATGATGATAAGGCATCTATGTACTCTGTAAAAGATTTGATGTACATACATGAACGAATTGGTATACCTATCGTATTTGATTACCACCATCACAAATTCAATACAGGTGGGTTATCTGAAAAAGATGCATTAGAGTTAGCTATGACAACATGGCCTGAAGATATTACACCAGTAGTGCATTATTCAGAATCTAAATCTTTACATGAGAACAATTCTAAGATTAAGCCACAAGCACATTCAGATTTTATATCTGATACTATTAAGACTTATGGTAACAATGTAGATGTAATGGTTGAATCTAAAATGAAGGAATTATCCATTTTACAATACAGACAAACCATCTTGGTATAGAATCTCCTTTAGGCTTGTTATATTATATTTATTTTATATTATTATTTTAATACTTATTATTAATGGGATTATTATTCCATTATACCTAATTTAATAAAAATTATTTAGTATAAATACAATTTTAATATTTAATAAAACTAATAATTCACAAAAAAATGAATAAAATATTTAATAGCCATAATATTTTTGTGGTATTGATGGTCAGTAGTACACTATTATTAGCAGGTTCAGCCGCATATTATTCTGTGTTTGGATTAAGTTCTTTGTTTGCTGGTGCTAGATTTGAAGTAGTCATTTTAGCAGGTGGTTTGGAATTTTCAAAACTAATAGTGGCTTCATATCTACATAATCATTGGAAAATTGCAGGTTGGATGAAATACTATCTATGTATTGCTGTTTTTATCCTAATGGTAATTACATCAGTAGGTATATACGGATTTCTAACTTCTGCATATCAAAAAACATCTGATGAATTGATGATTACAGATAAGAAAATATCAGTAATAGAATTAAAGAAAGATAGATTCCAAACTCAGTTAGATGGGGTTGTGGTTGAAAAGGAACAACTAAACACATCCATTTTAGAATTATCTAAGGGATTATCTAACAATGTTATTCAGTACAAAGATAAAGAGACTGGTCAGATTATAACAACTACATCATCATCAACTCGTAGAGCTTTACAAAAACAATTGGGTGATAATAAAGAGATATTAAATAAAGTATCACAAAAAGTAGAATCACTAACCGATTCTATAACTAAGTTAGATTTTCAAATATTAGATATTCAATCAAACAATGAGGCCGCAGCAGAGATAGGCCCACTACGATATCTATCAAAACTTACAGGCAAATCAATGGATGTTATTGTTAATTGGTTTACATTATTAATAGTATTTGTATTTGACCCATTGGCCATAGCTATGGTTATTGCATTAAACAAACTTACATCATTCGGTAAAACAGATAAGGTTGTACAACCGATACCATTTGAAATAGTTAATCCTACAAAAAAGACTGAACCTATTGATGATACTAAAGATGAAAAACCTAAACCCAAACCAAAACAACCAGATATAAATTTGTATAATGAACCACAGAAAGGTGGGTATAGTGATGGTGATAATGCAAATATGGGTAAATAAATTTGGAATATTGGAATATTTTTTGTATATTTAATAAAATTAATTTAAATAACAATATATGAGTTTGTATAATGATAACCGTACATCCACAACTGAATCGGATGTAAACTATACATCGACATCAAAGCAAGAACGTGATAGGTATTTTCAAGAATTTAGAGAATTTGACTATGGTATTGATATTAGTGATAATGTTATACTAATACAAGATGATATTCAAACAGGTTTACTATTTGATGTTATATCAAAAGTTAGATTACTCAAAAAGATTAATTCAGATTTAAAGTCTGTAACAATATTATTAAATTCAGGCGGTGGTGATGTTGTTGAAACTTTAGGATTAATAGATTACATTCGTTCATTAGATAGAGATGGTATAAAAACAAATATAGTATGTAGAGGTATGGCTATGTCGGCTGCAGCATTATTGTTAGCATCTGGCACTGGTCTAAGGGCGGCATCTAAACATTCAAAAATAATGGTACATCAATTATCATCATTTACGGCTGGTAAGTTATCTGATATAAAATCCAATGCTAGATTCGCTGAACAACTTGAAGAAGATTGTAATCAGATAATGGAAGATTGTACTAACAAAGATAAAACTTGGTGGAAAAACACCCAACAAAATGATTATTTTTTAACATCAGAAAAAGCATTAGAATTAGGTATAATAGATAAAATAATTTAAGTTATGGAAATGAATTACAAACCGTTAGGTGATAGAGTTGTTGTTGAGATAATTAAACGACATGACGAAAAAACAAAAGGTGGTTTATATAAACCAGCTGGTTCTGAAACAACAATGTTAGGTACAGTCATTGCAGTAGGTGATGGGTTATTTACACATACAGGTGATAAAATCCCAATGACAGTACAAATTGGTGATACAGTATTATTGGATGGTACTGGTTTTAAACATAAGAATGGTGGTAAAACATACCACATATTCAGAGAGAGTGAATTATTATCCATATTAAATGAGGTGTAATTCATTGATATTCAATCAGTTACGCCGTTCACTATCATCACAACACATTGATAATCAATAAGTTAACAATTAAAAATTAAACTATGGTACACATTTTAGATGAAAATAAAATCCAAGAAAACTACAATAAGTTTAGAAAACTAATCAACCAAACTTTTAATGGTGATAGATTGGAATCCTTAAACAATATGTACGACCATATTGAGGATAGAATTATTCTAACACCAGCGTCATCAACAGAACATTTTCATAATGCGTTTGCGGGTGGGTACATCGACCACATACTTAGGGTTACTAGAAATGCAGTAAAAGTATATGACTTATATACTGAATTGGGAATTGGTGATGGTGGTTATGATAAAGAAACTGTAATATTTACAGCACTACATCACGACTTAGGAAAAGTTGGTAACGCTGATGAGAGTTGGTATATTCCAAACGATTCACAATGGCATATTGAGAATCAAGGTAAAATTTATAAAACTAATCCATCAATGCATTGGATGAATCTAAATGATAGAACCTTTTGGTTGTTAAATCATTTTGGAATAAAAATATCAGAGGTTGAATATTTAGGTATTAAACTAACTGATGGGTTGTATGATGAATCTAATAAAGAATACTATATTTCATACAATAAAGATAACTCATTAAAGACTGGATTACCTTTTATCATGCATCAAGCTGATATTATGGCCGCAAGATATGAGAATGAAAGATGGTTAAAACTTAAACAAAATAAAATTACAAATAAAAATGTAGGTGGTAGACCATCTAAAAAACAAAAATTAAAAGAAGTAAAAATGCCAGAGAAGATTGATTTCAAATCTATATTTGGTGATACTAATGTTAAAAGTTAAACTGTGCAATATGATTATCACCACATCATTTCTTATTATATCCATACTTACAATCATAACTCAAGTGTTTGTAATACGTAATTTATTAATCAAATATGAAATTATGGAAGATGAATTACAAAATACAGATGAATTTTTTTCTGACTTATATGAGAGTTTAAAGTTAGGATATGACAGAATGAAAAAAATAGACCGATTGGGTTCATTTGAATCTGATGATGAATCAGGTTATATATTTGAACAGATAAAAAATTCAATGGAATTATTGAATAGTAAATTAGATTTAGATGCCACGCAAGAGAAAGAATAAAAGGTATTTCACAAAAATAACAGAGATAGCTATAAACGCTTATAATAATTGTGAAGACCAAAGATTAAAAAATAAAATCTATAACAGATTTATACATTACCCATTTAATAAGTTAGCTGAGAATGTAATTCATACATACAAAACATACTACTTTGATGTACCATATGAGGATGTAAAAGCAAGTGTTGTTGCTTTCTTGAATGAAAAGATACATAAGTTTAATGGTGATAATGGTAGAGCATTCTCATATTTTACAGTTGTAGCTAGAAACTATCTTTTCAATGAAAATAATGCAAATTATGCCCGAATGAAAGCTAGAGATGATATATCAAAAATTGATACATCACGTAATATTACAAATGAGGTTGTGGCGCATAACAATAGAGAATCAAAATGTGATTTTATAGACCAGTATGTTGAATATATCGATATCCATTTGTTTGATTTATTTCTAAAGGATAGGGATAGAGCCATAGCTGATAGTATAAATGAGTTATTTAGAACTCGTAATGATTTGTATTCATACAATAAGAAAGCTCTTTACATACTTATTAGAGAGAGAACAGGAGTTCATACACAGTATATAACAAAAGTTGTTAGTAGATTAAAACGTATATATGCTGAATTACTAATTGAGTATAATAAAGATGGATATTTATCCAATAGTTATAAGTTGAAGGAATTTAATGAATAAGGATACAGAACTTTTTAAGGGTAAGTCATTCGCTGATATCATGTCAGATATCTACACGAATTCAAAAAAGAAAGATAGACAACTCAAATTACTAATAGCTCAATTAGAACCATTGGTAAAGGATATAAATGATGCAACTGTGGTTGTACCTTTGATAAAAGAGTACATGGAAGTATCGGTTAGGAACGATGAACAGATAGTTAAGTTAGCGGCCATAATTCAACGAATGATGAAAGATGTAAATTCTGATGATTCTGATGGTGGGCTTGGATTAACTGATGAGGAAAAAAGACAACTACTACAGAACGCAAAAGATATTGATGATAAGATTGATTCATTAAAAAATGATGGAGATGGTGAATGAGTTATAAAACAGGCACTATTGCAAGTGTAACTTTAAATGATAGAGATGTAAATGAAATTTATAGTGTTCAAGTTCATTGTGGTGATGGATTCACATTAACGGCATATCCGTTAGATTCTAATATAGCTAGAATACCACTTGTTGGTGAAACCGTTTTGTTATTTAGTGGTATTGGTGTTAACAGAAATTTGGGTGGTAATTCACGATTATACTATACAAGTCCTATTAAGTTACAACTCAATCCAAACAACAATTCGTTACCTTTATCAAATGTACCTACATCAACACAACCTACAAATCAATCATATGATGAGGCATCAGCTGGAAATCCAACTCCAAGTAATGTTGATGATGATACTGATTTAGGTGATGGGTTTGAAGAAGATTCTAACATAAGCCCACTACAACCATTTATTGGTGATGTTTTGATAGAGGGTAGATTCGGACATTCACTTAGATTTGGATACACACCAAATACAACAGAGACTTCACAACGACCATCATGGTCATCAAACAATAGTTCAGACCCAATAACCATACTATCTAATGGCAGAGGTTCACAAGGTGAATATAATAAGTTTATAATAGAGGATGTTGATGATGATAAATCATCAATGTGGATGACATCAACACAAAAGATACGACTATCAACTTCACAAAACAATTTAGGTACAGGTGTTCAATCACCAGCACAATATGATAACGCATCAATCATATTAAACTCAGATAGATTATTACTGAATGCTAAATCAGAGAGAATAATACTAAGTGCATCTGAAACAGTAAATGTAGCTACACCAAATTGGGCAATGGATTTAGATTCACTATTTACAGAGATTAAAAATTTAATTGATAAAGTCATAGATTTAAATGATAATGTAGAAAAAGCTCACGAGGAAATCGCATCAATTGCATTAGCATCATCAGTAATGACACATAATGTTACTGCACCTGGAGCTCCAACAGGCCCACCAATTAATATAGCATCTTTTATACAATCACAAACCAAAGCTAATGTTAATAAGGTACAGACCCAAACAATAAAACAGAGTATACAGAACATCCTACAAACCATTAGTAGAATGGAGCAGTAGTAAAACCAAACATTTTGATATTTATATAAAAACTATTACTATGGATACAAGACAAACAGTAAAATTAATAGAAGCAATCGTTAGAAAAGTGGTAAGAGAGGAACTCAGACCAATTATTAAAGAGGTTAAACAAACTAAACCTAAGAAAACCAAACGTGTTAAAAAGGTTAAAGATGTTGACCCATTTGATGTATCACATATATTTAAAAATAATGGTACATTAAATGAACAGACATCAAAACCCAAACCTAAAAAAAACTTTTCCAAAGATAAGGTTTTAAATGGATTACTTACAGAAACTTATGAAAGTGATGAATGGAGAAACATGAATGGTAATTCAATGTATACATCACAAAACGCTCAAGGTTTTGGTAGAGCTAACATGGCAGAGATGATTGGATATGGTAGTTCACAACCAACTGTTAATAATATGGCACCGACTGTTGACCCTGATGGTAGACCGATGGATGTTAATTTAGAGGGAACTGGTGTTGGAAAAGCACTAACGAGAGATTATTCAGCTTTGATGAAAAAACTAAACTCTAAAAAAGGAGTATAGCTAAATGGCTCAACGAAAAGAATATTTCTATAACCCATTAGATTTAGAAAAAGATATAGCTATTGGTATAACGCTTCCATTTGGTAAAAATAAAAATGGTGGTTTATTCAATCTTAGTTACACAACTGAACAGCAGGCAATATCTAATCTAAAGAACTTACTATTGACAAGAAAAGGTGAAAGGCCGTTTCAACCAAACTTTGGGTCTACCATACCATCTTTATTATTTGAACCAATGGATAGTAATTTGGAAACAAGTATAGATGAATCTTTAAGAGAGGATATTTCTTTTTGGTTACCATATATAGTAATAGATGAAATTGAAAGTAATGTTGATTTTGATAGAAATAGTATAAGTGTTAGAATAAATTTTAAAGTAACAGAGCAGGGAGCTAATACACAAATAATTATATTCGTTGATTCTGCCGGAGTTACGGATATACAATAATAGGTGGTAAATATGCCAAGTAGTACAAAAAAATATGATTTAGTACAAAAAGAAGTAAGTTTAATAAACAGAGATTTCGGCCAATTTAGAAAAAATCTCATAGATTTCGCTAAAACTTATTTTCCAAATACATATAATGATTTTAATGAATCATCGCCAGGTATGATGTTTATAGAAATGGCATCTTATGTTGGTGATGTATTATCATTTTATACAGATACTCAACTCAGAGAATCATTACTAACTAATGCAGAAGAAAAGGTAAATCTATTTAATTTAGCCGCAGTATATGGATATCAACCAAAAAACACTTGTCCAGCCACCACCACATTGGATGTATTTCAGTTAGTACCATCAACGGGCACAGGTGACAATGTTAAACCTGATATGAGTTATGCACTTAGAGTATCGGCTGGTATGACTGTGGGTTCTTCTGAATTTGATAATGTTGAATTTACAACTACTCAAGCAGTTGACTTTAATACATCATCATCGTTTGACCCTATGGAAATATCAGTTTATGAAATTGATACTACAACAAGTAAACCAACATTTTATCTTTTAAAGAAACGAGTTAAAGCATCAAGTGGAACTACCAAGTCAAGTACATTTACATTTGGGTCACCACGTATATATGATAAAATAAAAATAACAGATACTAATATAATAAGAGTTAAGTCTATTGTAGATAGTGATGGTAATGATTGGACTAAAGTTCCATACTTAGCTCAAGATACAGCATTTGAACAAGTTGAAAACAATGCAAATAACTCAACAGAGTTTTCACCATATAGTGGTAATACACCATTTTTACTACAACTAAAACGTATACCACGAAGATTTACCACAAGATTTGAAGATAATGAAAACTTGGTAATACAATTTGGAGCTGGTATATCGGCAAATGCTGATGAGGAAATAGTACCAAATCCATCCAATGTAGGTTCTGCTTTATATTCGGCTAT